GGTATCTCTACCAGCATATGGTAACACCAAACCTATTTTATATCAACCCCGGATTATGGGATTATGCTGTTTTATTACCTACCGAACGCTTTGTTCAAGGGGTCAACGAATACTCTGTCAACTCTCAACATGTGTGGTCAGACTCAGCCAGACGAAGATAATACTGACATTATACCAAAACTTTCAAGAAATACCAAGTGGTTTTTATCATTTGGTATTTTTCTTTTGGTGTTCATTTTTCTCTTGACACCCCTTCAAAAAATGAGTATAATTACTATGTATTCAGCAAGATATAAGTTGCTTTTGAACCTAGTTTAAACTAGACAGGGTTTACGAAGTAACTTCCGAAGGAAGTCCACTAGTGAGAATGTAATGAATTATTTAGAAAATAAATACCTTGATATGGTTTCATATAAATTAAGAAATTATAAACATAAGTCAAATACTTTGATTAATTGTAGCTGTTGTTATTGCGGAGATTCTACTACCAAAAAAAGTAGAGCAAGAGGATATATTATTGAAAAGAATGGTAAGTCGGTATATTACTGTCATAAATGTGGTGTAACCGTCTCTATACCTAATCTAATAAAATTTTTAGATGAAGATGTTTATCGTGAATATATTATGGAAAAATTTAAAGATAGTAAAGAACAGCAACCAGAGAAACCAAAAATAGATTTTTCTACTGGATTGCCAAAAAGATTTAATAATGAAATTCTAAAAGATTTAAAAAGGATTTCTCAATATCCTGCTACATCTGGTATAAAGCAGTATATAAACAGAAGAATGATACCATCTAATATCCATTATAGGTTATATTTCTGCCCAAAATTTATGGAATTTATTAATACTATTATTCCAAATAAGTTTTCGGAGGCAGCATTAAAGTTTGATGAACCAAGACTGTTAATTCCTTTTTGGGATAAAAATGGAAACATTCATGCTATACAAGGTAGATCATTTAAAAAGGATAGTGATTTAAAATATATTACCATAGTTATTGATGAAAATCAACCGAAAATTTATGGGCTTGATACTTTTTCTGAAAAGCAACATGGCTATGTAACTGAGGGTCCACTTGATAGTTTGTTTATTCCTAATTGTCTAGCTACGGCTGGTGGTGATATAGCCTCAGCATTAAGTAGTTTTGATAAAAGTAAGTTAACAATTGTTTATGATAATGAAAAAAGAAGTAATGAAACAAAACATAAACTTGACAGGGCTATTAATCAAGGATATAATGTCTGTATATTTCCAGATACAGTTGTAGAAAAAGACGTGAATGATATGATACTATCTGGTTATACTAGTGGAGAAATTAAAAAAATTATTGACGACAACACATATTCTGGATTAGATGCGACACTACGATTGGCGCTATGGTCAAAAAAGAATTAACAGTAGGAACAAACAATTAAATGAAATTAAGTACACAAGAGTTGATTGATAAAATAATTGAAACATTCAATGATTATGATAATGAAAGTAAACATATAGGTATTCTGGATTTTATGACTTTATTAATTCAGGCAACCAAACGTTTAAATGAACAGGATGAAGAAATTCTTGACTTACGTAACGAAGTACAAGAGTTAAATTACGAACTAAAAGGAAATTAAATTTCCCTGCAATTATCAAAATGCCATCGTTTAATATTTATTTTATTAGCAAGTTTTCCACAATGAGGACATTCAAATTTCTCTTTATATAAAGAGAAATTTTGTTCTGATGTACGATTTGGTGGTTTACCTTTCATAGATTTGCTTATTTTTAATTTATGAGATTCAGTTTTTAGTTTGTTTTTGTTCGAATTACTTATTTTTAATTTATGAGATTTACTCAATCTACGGGTAGATTTAAGTTTACATCCTTCACTTATATTTTGTCTACCTTCTAATGATCTTGGTTTTCTCATTTTTTGTTTAGTCTCTTCTGATCGTTTTGAACCAGTATTAATTATTTTTAATGTTTTAATTATATTTTGTTTTGAACTACCATATAATCTAGATGTATAACGAGACTGATGCTTATTTTCTTGTATAGATAGGCAGTTAAATGCAAATAACATTTTATAATATTCATTATTATAAGTCATTTTACATAAAAGTGCATGACAAATATAATGTTCTTTAGCAGTTAGTAATACTCCATTCCAAGGATTTTTTATTAATGAGGAATATTTAGGAAAAATTGATTTTGGGAGTATATGATGATATTCATAATACTCTCCTATATTTGATTTTATTCGTCCTTGAATCTGCGCATTTTCTATGGTATTATAATACCAACGAGTGTACTTGTTACTAAGAAACAGGTTATTATGAGAATAAATATTCATGCTGGACCTTCTGGTTTGAATAATAGGTTTAGAGTTAGTAGGATTTGGCGATCCGTGACTAACATTATTTATGGAGATTACAACACATGTGCAGACAATATTTAGATTTACTTGAAGATATTCTAGAAAATGGTGAAATAAGAGAAGATCGTACAGGAACAGGGACAAAATCTGTTTTTGGACGGCAACTTAGATTTAACCTAGAAAAAGGTTTTCCATTAGTAACTACTAAGAAAATGGGATTAAAATCTATTTATTCCGAACTCCTTTGGTTTCTAGAAGGTTCAACAGATGAGCGTAGGCTTGCGGAAATTCAGCATGGTTCGCGGGATGTAAAGAATAAAACTATATGGACGGAAAATGCTCTTGCTGATTATTGGGTAAAACAAGCCAAGTTTGTTGGTGATCTTGGAAACATATATGGTTCTATGTGGAGAAAATGGCCAGTTAAATCTGAAACAAATACCGTTATTCAGAAAAAGAATAAAGAACCAGATGATGCAATAAAATATGATAACCATCGATTAGTTCCAGTTATTAGTGATGATATAACAGGTAAAGTCGTAAAAACCTCATCAGGATATGAGGGGTTAGTAATAGAAAAACTGGATGTTAGAAATAAAAATACATACTATAAAGTTCAATTTATAAATACTGGAAATATTGTAGAAGTGTCAAGACCAAATATCAGAAATGGAGCATTTTCTGATATTATGGAAAAGACACAATCTAATGTTGGTGTTTTTGGGAAACCAATAAGGAATATTGAAAGTAAAACTAATTTAGATAATCGTATTTATACGATGTGGGATAATATGATTTCTCGGTGTTATGATAAAAATCATCCTTCATATAAATTTTATGGTGAAAAGGGAGTTACGGTATCAACTGCATGGCAAAACTATTCTATTTTTGAACATTCTATAAAAAACGTTCCTGGGTTTAGAGACTGGTGTGATAATAAAAAAATGGAATTAGATAAAGATTATTATGGAGCTAATCAGTATTCTGAATCTACTTGTATCTTTATTCCAAAAAAATACAACTTGAAATTATCAAAACAAGAAAAAAGTTATGGTCTTATGTTAGATAGAAAAAATTTATATATTGATCAGATCAAAGATGTTATTAAATCTTTAAAGGAAAATCCTTGGTCTCGAAGACATTTGGTGATTGCATATAATCCAGCGGAAGTATCTAAAATGTGTTTGCCGCCTTGTCATATTTTTTTCCAGTTTTGGGTGTCTAGTAATAGAAAACTTTCTTGTCAATTCTACATGAGAAGCGGAGATGCTTTTCTAGGAATTCCGTATAACATTGCATCTTATGCTTTACTAACATATATGATTGCACAGGTATGTGATCTAGAAGTGGGTGATTTAGTTATGTCATTGGGAGATGCTCATATTTACCTAAATCATATTGAACAGGTAAACGAACAATTACATAGGGAGCCATATCCATTACCCACTCTATGGATTGATCCGACTATCAATGACATGGATGATTTCGCTTTGGATTCGATAAAGATAATCAATTATCAGTGCCACCCAAGAATTATAGCCCCTATGGCCGTTTAACTCCTTGCGCTTCTAGGATAAATATGGTAATAATGTTGACGCTACATTCCTTAATCCCAACAATGACGATGTAAATGATCAGAATTATCAATCACTTCAATCTTATAACATAAGAGAACATATGACTACAACTGATTCATGTCGTTAAATAAATCGGAGGTTCATATGTTTAGAATTATTCTAGGTAGTTTTTTGATGTTATCCTCCGTTGCTAGTGCTGAGGTATATGGAACCACATGTTTTCATGAAAATATAACGTATAACGTACTGGCGGACACCAGCAAAGGTTATGTTAAGTTATGGAATGAGCAAGGAAATGAAGTTATTATGGACATAGATAATGTCCATAATACTGAAATGATGGTGGTGGTTGCCGCATCTAAAATTGGTAATGTGGTCGCCGTCCATTTTTCAAAATATCGTAATGCAGATAGTCTTCTGCGATATGATGTTAAACTTAATAAATATGTTCATGATGATTGTGGGGAGAGTATACATTGAAAGTAAAGATCATAGCTTGTATGGGAGCTAATAGAGCTATTGGTAAGAATGGAAACCTTCCTTGGCGTTGTCCTGATGATATGTATTTTTTCAAGTTTATGACTTGGGGAAAAGTTATCATAATGGGTAGGAAAACATATGACTCTTTTCCTAATGGTCCTTTAGATGGGCGTATAAGCTATGTGATTAGTAAAACTCCATTTGACACTCCAAATGCGGGTGATCCTAATTATAGACGGTGGTTTTCTTCCATAGAAGAAGCTATCAATGATGCAAGAGAGGTAGAAAGTCTTTATCCAGATATGGATGATTGTTGGATTATTGGTGGAGCTAGTATCTACCAACAAGCAATCCCAATTGCAGATGAAATCTATCTCAATATCATGTATGATGAATATGAAGGGGATACATATTTCCCTTCATTTGAAAAACAATATAATTTAGTATCAACATCCAACAAACAACATTTTTCTGCCAATCATTATAAAAGGAAAACAAATGGCACGATATAGAATAGTAACGGATAATTTCTTGGGGTTTGAGGTTCAAAAATGGGTATGGTGGTTTCCAATTTGGCGGGAACCTATTACCAATACACATAGCACGGTAGAAAAGGCAAAAGTATGGCTTGCTAATTATGTAATTAGTAATAAATATGCCTGATAATACACTAAATAGCAATAAAGGAATTGCTATTTGTGGTATTATAAAAACAAAGAATTTAATGATGTAGATATTAGTGATAATGTTGCATTTGTCTACATCATTACAAACCTATTAAATAATAGAAAATATATAGGTAAAAAAAATCTTTACTTCCAGAAAACTAAACAAGTTAAACTTAAGAAAAAACGGTTTAAAGTTCCCTCTGATTGGCGAGAATATTACGGATCAAATTCTGAGCTACAGGAAGATGTAAAGCTATATGGCCCTTCTTGTTTTAGACGAGAAATTATACGCCTATGTAAAACTAAAGGGGAAGCTTCATATTTTGAAGCCAAACTACAGTTTGCAACCGATTGTATGCTAAATGAAAATTATTATAATGTTTGGATTTCTGTTAGAGTCAGGAAATCTCACCTTAAAAACATAGACTTAACTGAAAATTTTGATTGACTCCACCCACCAAATTTGGTATTATACTGATGCTGCCAAATTAAACTGATTTAAAAGGAACACTAGGACTTACTAATGAGTGATAGACCAAATAGATATAATAGTTACCCAACACGCGGGGTTAATACTCATTATGAGTTAACATTACGTCCAGAACGTGAAGAAGTCGATCTATCAGAAGAACATTCTGAATTAAAAAAGAATCGTTCACAAAAACGAAATAGAAAAGATAAAGATTACAAACGTAAATATGAGGATGAATCTGATGATTGGAACTAGGTAGAAAGTTGATGCGGGCCGAACTTCTTTCCTAATCTTGCTAGTCTCATTTTGAATTTTGTTTCTTCCGTATGTGATTTACCTTTACGTCGAGTATTTCCTTTTGCAGAAATACTCATTTTTAAACGAGTTTCATCACTATATTTTCTACCAACACATATTTTATTGCCGATCATTGATTTTGAGTATTCATTCTTAATGATTTCGTATAATTTGGATGTGTATCTTGTTTGATATGGATTATTGGAAATAATATTTACGAAAGCATTTAACATTTTATGGCGTTGTTCGCCTATTGTCATTTTAGTAAGTAATGCATGACAAATAAAATGTTCTTTAGCAGTTAGTAATATTCCATTCCATTTATAGATTGATAATGATTGATATTCAGGAAATAGAGACTTTGGGAGTATGTGATGTAATTCATAATAGGTATAATTATCATATTTATGTGTTAACTTAATTCTTGTTTCTTTTAGTGCATTTTCTATGGTATTATAATACCAACGAGTGTACTTGTTACTAAGAAACAGGTTATTATGAGAATAAATATTCATGCTGGACCTTCTGGTTTGAATAATAGGTTTAGAGTTAGTAGGATTTGGCGATCCGTGACTAACATTACTATTTATAGGAATGGAAAATAAAATGACCGGCATTGAAATTGTATCCACTACTGATAAAAGACTATTGGACCGTATTGAATTTCTTGATTGCCTAATAAATATTAAAGGATGGCAATGGTCCGTCGAACATTATATAGATGAACAAGAGTTAATCTATGACGAACTTGAAAAAAGAACTAAACCCATTAATAAGTAATGATAATAGGAAATATAGTTGTAAATGAGTTTTGAGAAAAATGAATTAAATCGTAATGCTAAAGGTGGAACAGAACTTCTAATGGAAAGGCTATATTCTTCCTTTCCATTAGAAGTATTAGATAAATTTCAGATTATTCCATCCCGCGTTAGGGAATTAGATAACAATAAAATAAGAATTTTATATTGTCATGATTTGGCAGAAGACCCTGAGTCAGGCAGAGCATTTATTGAAAATGGTCATGAAAGATTTCATAAGATAGTTTTTGTATCTAATTGGCAAATGCAATCATTTATTAATAGATACAATATTCCGTGGTCTAAATGTTTGGTTATTCAAAACTCAATAGAACCAATTGAATATAAAGAACGCGCTAATGGCCCAATTAAAATAATTTATCATTCAACCCCTCATCGTGGTCTAAATATTCTGGTTCCTGTATTTGAAGAGTTGGCAAATACTGATAAAGATATTCAATTAGACGTATATTCCTCATTTAAACTTTATGGTTGGGAAGAACGTGATGCTCCATATAAAGCATTGTTTGATCGGTGTGTAGCACACCCTCAGATTAATTATCATGGGTCACAACCGAATGATGTTATTAGAGAAGCTTTACAAACATCAGATATTTTTGCATATCCTTCTATCTGGCAAGAAACATCTTGTTTATGTTTAATTGAAGCAATGGCCGCTGGTAATTTATGTATTCATCCAAATTATGGCGCATTATATGAAACCTCCGCTCATTGGACAAATATGTATCAGTTTAATGAAGATATTAATACTCATGCCGGTGGATTTATATATCTTCTTAAACAAGCAATTTCTCAAGTAAGGGCTGATCCAAATCTACAGTCACGACTAGAGTCCCAATCAACTTGGGCAAATATAATCTATAACTGGAATAATAGAAAAATACAATGGGAATACTTATTTGATAATCTTATGACTACAGTTAAAGACACTACTTTACCATATAACAATGAACTTGTTTTTAACACATCACGTCAAGGAACATAATGCCAACATCAAATAACGTATTTCATTTTCCATCTAATACAGAACTTCCTTTTACTCCACCTAAGTCAATTGATGAAATTAAAGAAAATATTGAATTAATTAGACAAGTGCATGTTCAAGAAACATTAGAAGCAATAATTCCAATGTTATTTTCCCAATTAACTCTAGCAGGGTTTCCTATTGATGGAGAAGAAATCCCTTCATATAAAGAAGGGGCATTTATATCTGAAACTATAAGAGCAATATTATTAAAAATTTATAATATTCACCATCCAATTCAGAATGTTATGGATCATATTTTTGAAGAAACAGATGATGGTTTAAAAATTATTGATGAATTAAATGTATGGCTTAAAGAAGAATCACCCGTTGATGAGGAAGAACTAGATTGATAATTATTGATGTATCACAGACCATAATTAGTAATATTATGATGTCTCCTGAAATGAAAGAAACAAATAATTTAAATGTAGCTACTGTAAGAAAAATGGTTCTTACAACTATTAAGTCCTTTAATAATAAGTTTAAAGGAGAATATGGAAATTTAGTTATTGCCGTAGATTCTGGTGATACATGGAGGAAAGCATTTTTTCCATATTACAAAATCAGAAGAAGAGAAGCTACCGCTACATCAGAAATTGATTGGGCAAAGGTATATGAAATTATTAGAACTATTAAAGACGAATTAAAAGAATACTTTCCATATCCCGTTATTGAAGTTCCTACCGCAGAAGCCGATGATGTAATTGGTTGTTTATGTAGGCATTTTGGAGCGGATGATTCGGAGTTTCTTTCTTCTAATGAAAAGATTTTGATATTATCTAGAGATAAAGATTTTATTCAATTACATAAATATTCTAATATTGATCAGTATGACCCTATAGCAACCGATGGTAAGTGGATAAGAACTGCTGATCCAGTGGCATATTTAAAGGAACATATAATTCGTGGTGATGCGGGAGATAGTATTCCTAATATTTTATCAGAAGATAATAGGATTGCTCTAAAAATTCGTCAGAAGTCAATTATGTCTAAGAAGTTAGAAGTATGGTTGACACAGGATTTATCTGAGTTTTGCGATGAAGATATGTTGGCCCATTATGAACGTAATAAGAAATTAATTGATCTTTCTGAAATTCCAGAAGAGATTTATAATAATGTTATTAATGAATATAATGCTCAACAGAACAAACCAAGAACCAAGATTTTTAATTATTTAATTAAAAATAGATTAAAATCACTTATGGACGATTTACAAAATTTTTAAAGGAACACAATGTTGTTAGGTATTGCCGAAATTCTCACTAAATATGCTGAACTAAGAACTAAAGCAGAAAAGATCGAGTGGTTAAAGAAGAATAATTCTTTTGCCCTAAGAACTGTTCTACAGGGAGCGTTTGATCCCAATATTGTTTGGGATTTACCTGATGGCGATCCGACATATAAACCAACACCATATCTAGATCAAGAGTCAATGCTTTATAATGAAAGTAAAAAGTTTTATCTTTACATTAAGGGGGGGCATCCGACTTTAACTCAGGATAGAAAGTTGAAACTTTTCATTCAGTTGTTAGAATCAGTAACCCCCGCAGATGCAATTATGCTTCTTCATATGAAGGACAAGAAACTTCCTTATCCTGGTCTAACCATTAACAACGTAAATGCCGCCTTTCCTGGACTTATAAATGTAAAGACTGCGGCACAAAATATAATAAATACTCCTGACGAATAATAATTACAGGAGGTATTTATGGAGAAGTATGGTTTTGTTTATATCTGGCGTGATCGTAAACACAAGAGATATTATGTAGGTTGCCATTGGGGCAGAGAAGATGATGGTTATATTTGTTCTTCTAACTGGATGCGTAAAAGTTTTAGGAGACGCCATATGATTTTAAACGGCGTATTATAAAAACAAATATTGCGTCTAGACAAGAGACATTAAAAACAGAACAATATTACTTTAACATGATTAAACCAGAAGAACTTAGATATAGATATTATAATATATCATTAGATAATTTTAATTTACATATTAAAAGTGATATAGAATTAAAATTTATTGCAGAAAAAATAAGTAAATCAAATAAAATAAAATTCAATAGACCAGAAATGAAACATAGGATGAGTGAATTAAATTCTGGAAAAAACAATCCTCGATTTGGTAAAATACTTTCAGATGAACATAAACAGGCCCTATTTAACGCTAACCGTGGAAGAAAATGTAAAGAAGAAACTAAACAGAAATTACGAGATGCTAATCTTGGAAAGACTTTATCTGACGAGCATAAAACAAAAATTAGTGAATCTCATAAAGGTAAAGGTAAAGTTCATAGTAATGATACAAAATTAATTATTCAGGAACAACTTAAAGGACTTTATTACTGGAATAATGGAATAATAAACATTAGATCAAAAATTTGTCCGGGTGATGAATGGATAAGAGGAATGAAACCAAAATCTTAAACTAATAAATAACTGTAGTTCTACCTAGAACTTAATATTGGAGTAATAATTGCCATACTATACCTTTTTAAATAAAGAAACTAATGAAGAGACATATGAGTTAATGTCTTACTCTGTATTAGAACAATTTCTTTTAGATAATCCCCATTTGACATGCCTACCATGCGCTCCGAAGATTATTTCAGGAGTTGATGTAAAGCCTAATAATAATTTTAATGATCGGCTAAAGGACATTAAAAAATCCCATTTACATAATACAGTAAAAACTTTCTAGTACGGGACAAATAACAATAAATACTCCTGTAATAAAACAATATATAGGAGTATTTAAATTGGAAAAGTATGGGTTTGTTTATATCTGGTTTGACAGGCACAATTACAGATTTTATATTGGTTGCCATTGGGGAACAGAAAATGATGGATATATTTGTTCATCTGATTGGATGCGAAAATCATTTAGAAGAAGACCCAATGATTTCAAACGGCGTATTATTACTCGCGTTTACACTAATAGGCAAGAACTATTAGAAGTAGAGAACCAATATCTTTCGTTAATTAAAGACGATGAGTTAGGTAAGAAATACTATAACCTAACAAAATATATGAACGGTCATTGGACTACTGATCCTGATAAATTATTAACTATTGGTGAAAAGATTTCTAAGAAAAATAAAGAAAATCCTGATTGGGGTTCGTGGTCTAAAGGTAAGAAAGCTTCCGAAGAAACACGAAAGAAAATGAGTGAATCTAAAAAAGGTAAACCTTCACCAAATAAAGGTAAACCAATGTCTGATGATCAAAAACGTAAAATAAGTGAAACTAAAAAAGAACAATATTTAGTTGGAGAAAATAGTCCACATTATGGTAAAACATTTTCAGAAGAACATAGAAAAAAATTAAGTGAATGGCAGAAAGGATGCAAACGTGGTCCGATGAGTGAAGAAACTAAAGCAAAAATTTCTAAAGCTAATTCAGGTCAGAATAACGGTATGTCTTTTACTAACCGCAATAAATAACAATATGATTATAAGTGATCCTTCCTTCAATTAAGAAATAACAACAAAGGAAATTAATGACAGTATCTAGAGCAAGGTCTTCTAGACCAGCTAACCGTAGAGAACGCCGTCTTGCAAAACAGCAAGGAGAAAATGGAAACGTTACTAAATTATCCACCTCATCAAAGCAACATTTAACATTAAAAGATATTAAACCACTTACAGATAATCAAGAAAGAATATTTAGTGATTATACATATAATGATTTGCTGGTTACGGGTTATGCTGGAACTGGTAAAAGTTTGTGTTTATTGTATCTAGCATTAAATGATATTATTAATGAAAAATTATTTAAGCGTGTTGTGATTATTCGATCAGCGGTTAATACAAGGAATATTGGATTTTTACCGGGTGGTGAAAAAGAAAAAACTGCTGTATATGAAGCACCTTATAAGTCTATTTGCTCTTATTTATTTGGTCGTGGGGATGCTTATGAACTTCTAAAAAAGAATGGTATTATTGAATTTACAACTACATCATTTCTTCGTGGAGAAACTATTGATGACGCAGTTGTATTATTAGAGGAAGTTCAAAATTTCTCAGATTCCGAAGTTAATACAGCAATTACTAGACTTGGTGAAAACAGTAAATTACTAATTAATGGTGATTTTAGACAAAATGATCTTTATAATAAACGCAATGAAGAAAGTTGTATAGCGCAGTTGTTAAATATTGCAAAATACATGGATAATCTTTCTATAATTGAAATGGAAATTGATGATATTGTTCGTTCGTCAAGAGTTAAAAGTTGGATTATTGCAAGATCAAAATTAGGATTAATGTAGTTTAAAGGAAACGATTTAATGGCTAAATTTGAAGGAAAGTTTGAAAGTGCTAAACAGGATTGGGAAACTCCATTATCTTTATTCAATGTAATTAATGATGAGTTTAATTTTACTTTAGATGCGGCTGCGTCGAGTGAAAATAAAAAAGCAGAAAAGTTTTTCTGTGAAGCAGATGATGGTATTATACAAGATTGGGGGGCAAATACTGTATGGCTAAATCCTCCTTATGGTGCTGGTAAAAGTCCTATTTCTGCGTGGGTAAAGAAAGCATATGAAGCAAGTTTAACCGGAGCAACTACAGTTATGTTAATTCCTGCTAGAACAAACACAAATTGGTTTCATGACTATTGTTTAGAAAAAGGTGAAGTTAGGTTTATTAAAGGCCGACCTAAGTTCGGTGGAGCAGAACATGGATTACCACAACCTCTATGTTATGTAATTTTTAGACCAGTTCAGTAATGTTCGACCATCTTTTGTTTCCGAGAGTAGAACTTGATGATTATATTAAAGAAGGTGTTGGGCGCTTGTATAAGTGTCCAGACGGACAAGAATATAAATCTGTCACTACTAAAATTGGTGCTTATCTCGATAGTATCGGGGCGCACCAATATCTTCATGAGTGGAGAGACCGTGTAGGGGATGCGGAAGCAGACCATATAATGCGAATAGCATCTATCAGAGGAACAATTATTCATAATATTTGTGAACAGTACGTTATGAATAATAACTTTTGGCGTAAAGGTATTATGCCTTGTCACATGGAAAATTTTGTTCCAATTAAAAAAGAGCTTGACTCTCACCTTAAACGAGTCTACAATGTGGAATATCCTTTGTTTTCGGCGCGTCTTAAAACTGCTGGAAGAACAGATTTAATTGGTATGTGGGATACTAAACCATCCATTATTGATTATAAAACTTCCAAACGGCTAAAAGAAGAAAAAGATATTATTGGGTACTTTATTCAAAGCGCATGTTATGCTATAATGCTTAACGAAATGCTTGGGTGTAACGTTCGACAAATTGTAATTATTATAAGTGTTGATCATGAACCAGATGCACAAGTGTTTATAAAAAAAGTTGAAGATTATAGAGAACTTGTAGAAAAGGTATTTAATTAAGGAAATATAATGTTATTAATATGGTATATGGCATGGGTCATTTACACTATGGAGAAATTTCAAAATGACACTAATTGAACGACTAAAGGCTGATCAACTTTCTGCTAGAAAAGCGAAAGATACTAAAAAAGTAACTTTACTATCTACACTAATAGGTGAAGCTGTTAAAGTTGGTAAGGATAATGGAAACCGCGATTCTACTGATACAGAGGTAATTGCCGTTATTAAAAAGTTCAAGAAAAATTTAGAGGATACGCTTACATTACTTCATAATAAGATTACAACATTTACGTATACTGATGAAGATAGAGCTATGGATGATGAACTAGAATTATATAATAGTTACATTCCCAAGCAGTTAAGTGAAGTAGATTTAAAGCATGAAATTTCTATGTTCATTCTTACCAATGAAGGTAATGTTGCTATGAAGGATGTAATGACATATTTAAAATCAAACTTCTCTGGTCTATATGACGGTAAATTAGCGTCACAAATAGCGAACCAGATATTAAAAGGTTAATATAATTGGTATATAATTTTACAAAAGAAGACTGTATTTCTGAATTACAAAAAGTCTATAGTTCTAGTGGTCTTGAAAATATCACTAGAAACTATTTTAGAGAACACTCAACTATTCCAGAGAGAATATGGGAAAATTATTTTGGTAATTTTAATGAATTCAAGAAACAGGCCGATCTATTACCATCCCGTCATGCTCAACAGATAGTTAATCAGATCGCCAAACATGCTTCTAAAGATAAACTAAGAGCGTTTAATATTGAAAAGCAAGGATATGAAGGTAAATACAATCGGGACTCCTCTAAAGGATACCAAACAGTATTGGTTGGGTCAGACATTCACGATACATTATCTGATCCATTCTATGTCCGTCTTTTCATTGAGACTGCCGCTAGAGTCAAGCCAGAACGTATTATACTTAATGGAGACATTTTTGATTTTCCTGAATTTTCAAAATTTACTATTGATCCTAGAGAATATAATGTATTGGGTCGTATCGAATGGGTACATTCATTTCTAAGAGATTTGAGAGAAACCTCCCCGGATTCTCAGATTGATTTCAACTCTGGTAATCATGAACATAGGTTACTCAGACATTTAGGTGAGTCAACACCAGCAATGTTGACATTGCTTTCTGATCTACATGGATTTACTGTTTCATCTCTTTTAGGTCTAGATAAATTTGAAGTAAACTTTATTTCTAAGGATGATCTGGCAGTCTTTTCATATAAAGATATGAATAATGAATTGAAGAAGAACTATGTCATTGTTAATGATCAACTTCTATTCCACCATTTTCCAGAAGGTATAAATATGGGTATGCCGGGAGCTAACGGACATAATCATAAATTTTTAGCAACTTCTAAATTTAATCCTACATTTGGAAGTTATAATTGGATTCAAATTGGGACAGGGCATAGACGCCAAGCTAGTTATTGTGATGGTTCTAAGTGGAACAACGGGTTCTTATTATATCATATGAACGTTAACTCTAAAAGATCACAAGCAGAATATATTGATTGTACTTCTGATTTTTGTGTGATAGGTGGAGAAATGTATCAAAGAACAGATAGTGAAATGAGGTATTACTGTTGAGTGACAAGTTAACGCAAGATAGATTGAAAGAACTATTGAGATATGATAGTAATACTGGAATATTCATTTGGTTGAAATCTTCTAACGGAAGAATCAAAGTAGGAGATATTGCTGGAACTATAAATAATAATTATTATTGCAGGATAATGATTGATAATAAACGGTATTATGCTCATAAACTAGTATGGCTATATGTATATGGAGAGTTGCCAGATTTGATTGTAGATCATATAAACGGTAATAGGAATGATAACAGAGTAGCTAATCTAAGATTAGCTGCCCGCAGCCAGAATAATATGAATTCTAAAAAGAGAACAAATAATCTTAAAGGTACTTCATATCATAAACGCGATAAAGTGTGGCATAGTGAAATACGATTTGAAAATAATCGCCTTTATTTAGGAACATTTGAAACACAAGAAGCCGCGCATGAAGCATACAAAATAGCTTCAATAAAATATCATGGTGAATTTTCTAATATAGGAGTAAATTATAATGTCCGTTCCGGTTAATTATGGCGGGTTGGTAGAAGTGCAAATGCAGAAAGATGAACTTCTGTATATGGAGAACATCATTAAGGCTATGCCTTCGAATGGTTTGTTCGTAGAATGGGGGTCTGGTGGATCGACAGTCCATTGGTTAAAAACAATGACTGGCGACCAGAAATTGATTAGTATAGAACACAATAAAGAGTGGTATACTAAAGTAGATACAAATCTGGATGAATATTATTCAGAAGAGAAGAAAAGACTTACATACTATTATCGCAGAGAAATGTATGGATTTGAACATGGATATGCCACGGTAATTGAAGAACATCCATTTGGAACTGATCAATATTTATATCCCGATGCTGCTATTCAAGATGCAGATGTTTTTTTTATAGATGGTATTGCTAGAGCTACCGTAGCTCTATTAGTATTATTCCTATCAACTAAAAGTAATCCTTGTATTTTTATACACGATTATGCAGGACGTGAAAAGTGGTATTCTTGGGCCGTGCAATTCTATCCTAAGAAGGAAATTGTTGGGTCTACGCTCTTACGGTTATGGAAATAAATAAATAACTATAAACGTATAGTTTATAGAAAGTATTCCATGATCAATTTTAAACAATTTATTAACGAAAAAACAACACTTGAATACCACGATAAACTAAACCCTCTCTTATGGACAGGGTTTAGTTTAAAACGGGTAGTCAAAAATAAATTGTTACACCTTGCCTCTGAATGGCAAAAATTTGCTAAAATACCAGATAATATTATAACAGATATTATTTTTACTGGTGGTAATGCTAATTTTAATTACACAGAAACATCCGATATTGATGTTCATATTATTATCAATAAAAATAGTATGTTTGCTGACCGTGAGTTTTTAGATGAATATTTAAAAGATAAAAAATTACTATGGTCTCTAGTTAGACATAATAAAGTTAAAGGATATACTGTTGAGTTTTATGCCCAAGATTATACTGATAAACTAGCTGCGTCGGCAATATATTCATTAAAAACTAATAAATGGATTAAACAACCCGTTCATGGTAATTATAATTTTGAAGATGAAGGACTTGAAAAAAAGGTCGAATATTTTCGGAATTTAATAGACACCTTTATAGAAAAGGGGGTTGACAAAGGTGAGTTTGATGTAGTAAAATCTAAACTGAAAGACCTTCGAGTTTCTTCCCTTCATTCTGACGATGGTGAATATAGCGAAGGTAATTTGATTTTTAAAAGTTTGAGAGGGGAAGGTTATTTAGATCGCATGAACACCTATTTAAACAAAATAAAAGATCGAGAACTTTCACTCGATTGAAAGGAAAATAATTGTTTTTAATCATATATTTACTAATTGGTGGGTTGATAGCATTATTGGTTCAACCTTCTATTGAAAAATTAAACATTGATAATTCAAAAGGAATAATATCTTTTCTTATTATGTCTTTTTGGTTTCCAATGTTAATACATATTATTATTAGAAGAATTAAGCGAGGAAGAATTGACTAACATTATCTTATATTCCAAAGAAGCGTGCTCATATTGTGAACAGGCCAAGAACCTTCTAAAGATTAACAATATAACATATAATGAACTATCCTTAAACAAGGATTTCAGTCGGGAAGAGATTTTGGAACTTTTTCCAACTGCCCGCACGTTTCCTATCATAACCATTAACGGTCAATATATTGGTGGTTACACTCAACTCCTTGAAAACGTTGATAAATTTTTTGGAAAAAATCAGATAAACGGCTAAATTCCCCTTGACAATCTGATTTTTATCAGCTAGTCTGGTCTTTATGAAATAGGAATGGTAAAAAGAATTTGTCACACCTATAAAATAAGGGAGTTACATCATGGCTGTTGCAACCAAAAATGCTTACATAGAACGCGACGCTCATATTTTAGGGAACGCTAAAATTTTTGGAACGGTGGTTGTGAAAGATAAATCAGTCGTTTCGGGAAATGTAAAACTCTATGACGCCTGTCAAGTTCGTGATACTGCTCAATTGTCAGGGGATATTCGCGGTGCTGGCACAGCAAAGTTTTATGGAGACGTTAAGGTTTTTGGAAATGGAAATTTTCAAGGGCAAGCAGATATTTCATCTAGTTCTGATTGGACTACCGTCATTCATGATGGGAAAACTATCACCCTTTATAAATCCCGTTGTGATAATGGGTATGAGATAAATGTGGATGGAGTTGACACCAATTTGGTTGAAATATCTGTAACTATTTCTCATATTCTGGCAAAATATCTTAGCCAATTGATTAAGTCAAAGAGTTGGACTACATAAACAACATATAAGGAGGGAAGACCCCTCCTTATTTTATAGGATTTTACATGGCATTGAAAAATAAAAAGACCGCTTCTGATATGGCGGTCATTAATAAAAAATATTTCGGCAGTGAACCAGTTTCATTTAAATGTACAAATGAAACTATGCTAGATGCTTTTGCTTATTATAATTACATGTGTGATATGTCTGATGCGCGGGAATATTTGGTTTCGTATCTTTTATCAAATAACCGTAAAGATGAAGCACGTATTATTAATAATATCAAAGAGTGTTGGATACCCACCACTGCTGCATGGACAGCTAGAATTATTTCTAATGGAAATATGGTATCAGAATATTCGTTAGCGTTTATGAATCAAAAAATTGATGAAGCTATTAAACATAAGTCAGAAGATGATAATAGTGAATTAGATAAAAAACCAAATGTACAAAAATACATTAAAGATAAAAGCAATGATATCATTGCTAATATAGAAGACATATTAGATTCTGGTTATGATTTGAAATTTTCTTATTATACTTATTTTAAGTCAATTGAAGCCTCTGGAAATGTTCTAAAAAAGATCAGAGATTATTATTCTCCCCTATTAGAGGAATATCGCCAAATAGGGGTTGACAAGGATATAACGGAGGGGTATTATAACCTCTCTAAAAAAGACGTAACCCTTCGAGTAAATTATCTGACTAAAATGATTTCAGATATTGATGCTCTGATCGTTAATAAAAAGCAAATCAGAAAAACGCCTACTAATGTGCGTTCTC